GACTTCGTCGCCGCGTCCATGGCTAGCCGCTCGTTCTCCGACGAGACGGCGCAGACTTCCATTAGGTCGTAGAGGTCTTCGAGGCCGTAGACCGTCTGGAGTTCGGCGAGCGTGGCTTTGCCGGTGGCGACGATCGATCCGATCGTTTGCGGGAGGTTGGGGAAGCTGATCGGCGTGAATTCATCCACGACGCTGCCAAGCTCGACAACGCGCCGGTCACGGAAAAACCCAAGTGAAGCTCTGCGACCTCCGCGCGCAGCTTCAGGAGGGTGGGCACTTCCTCGATATCCTCACCGATTAGCGCCCGGGCAATTGGCCGCTGCGTCATGGCATCAGTCTTCGTCGGATCGGGCACGAGCTGAACGCACAGCATCATCTCATCGAGCAGCGGTTCGGCGTCGGCGAATGGCATCTTGGCGAGAGAGGCAAAGCTGGCCGACATTATGCCCGCAACGCCGGCCGCGACCGCATCCTCCGGGACCTCGACGCCGGCGCGGCCCAACGCCAGCAACGCCCGCGCGGCCCATTTCTCGGCCTGCATGGCCGGCATTTCGGTGATGAGGAAGGTCTTGCCCTTGTCGCGCCCTTCGCGCTCGATCGCGATCGTCTTTGTCTTGCGCATGGGCTACCTCAGTTCGGGGCCGGCGTGATGCGTTCCCACTCGATGACGGCGCGGCGCGGCTGCAGCGAGCGCTTGAGCGACGGCGTGCGGCTCCATCCGCGCAGGAAGCCCCGCGTCATGGCGTAGCTGCGCCCTGTGGCTGGCACGAGCAGCGTTCCGAACGCGACGTACTTGGTGCGCGTGGCCTGCTCGACCGCGTCCCAGGATTCGAAGAAGTCGATGCTCTCGCTGTCGGCCTGCAGCGTGACGTTCTGCCGCGTCGATACGGGCACGTAGCCGGCCGACAGGCGCCCATCGAGGCCCATGCTGGTCTCGACCGGCTCGACCGCGTCGGTATCGGTGATATCGTCCGCCGCGAAGCCCTGAATGCGCTGGGCGACGTCGAGGTAGCCGATGACGCCGAGCAGCAGGATCGCGTTGGCGGAAGTGATCGTGCGATTGTTGGCCATGCCCGTTGCGCCCCTTACTGGACCAGAACCGAGGACAGTGTGATCTTCTGGATCGACTGCCCATCGGTGTAGAAAACGGAGACCGGCGGCGAGCCGCGCGCCGCGCGAACATCAGGCGATGCATCGCCCACGCGCACGTACCAGCCGCGCTGCTGCAGCGTGTCGCTGACCTTGATCCCGGCCGCGGTGTTCACTTCCTCGGCCTGCAGAGGCGTGAGCGTGATCCCGGCGCGGATGGCACCGAAGCTCACCGCAGCGTCGATCTGGCCCTGTAGCGCGGTCGCGATCATGCCGTAGCCTTCGGCGTTGTACGGAATCGATCCGATCCCGGTCAGCAGCGACATCAGCGAAATCTGGAAGCCGTTGTTCATCCACACCTGGTCGATCCAGCTGTCGATCCATTCGAACTCGCCGCTGACGCGCCCGGGATAGAAGAACGTGAACTGGTCGTTCGCCGTCGCATAGCTGCCATAGAAATTGTAGCCGTTCGCGATCAGGTTGTCGGCGATCGAGCGATTGGTCACGCCGGGCAGCACAGCACCGGAGCGGAACGCGGTCGTGATGCGACCGTTCGACGCCTGGAAGTCGATCGAAGCGATGGCGCCCATGAGGAACGCGGCGAGGCTCGCGCCATTGTTCGGATCGTAGATCGGCGCGATGCCGGAATAACCCGCCTGGGCGATCTCGTAGCCGACCGAAGTCGTGTCCGACCCGGTCGTCGGCGCGGCGTCGTTGTCCCACATCGCGTAGAGGAAGCGGTTGGCTTCCGTATTTGTCCAAGCAGCGAACGCGAGCATCACGTCGGGGGCGGGCTGGAACGACGTGGTGAAGCTGACGAAGTCCTGCGTCTGGTCGATCACGGCGGCCATGGCGGTCGTGGGCGTGGCGGCGATGGCGCCCTGGCTCAACACGGCGCCGGTTGCGGTGGTAAGCGCGAGCCCTGCCGCAAGACTGCCGCTGGCGACGCTGACGGTCGAGCTGGCGCCGGTCGTGCTGCTCGTAAACACGAAAGCGGAGGCGATGCTGTCGTAAGTGACTGTGAAGCCCGGGCTCGTGAATGCGGCGGCGATGATGGTCGCGGCGTTGGAGAAGCTGGTCGCGGCCGAAAGGTTGATGGCCGACGAGGTCTTGGCGACGCCGTCGACGGTGATGGTGATCACGCCGGTGAGCGCCTTGAGCGCGGTCAGCGTCAGGGCGGCAAGCGAGCCGCCGCGCAGATAGGCGGCGACAGGGGCCGTGGGGTACTGCGAGAACAGCAGCGCGGCGGGCTTGATCGGCGAGCCCAGATAGCCGGCGAAATAGACCGTGGCGAGCGTGGCCTCGGTGGACATGGCGCCGAAATAGGCCGCCACGTCGGCCGCGCTGGAAAAGCTCTGGACGCCGCCGACGGGGACGCGAACGCTGTCGGTCAGGATCAGGCCGACCAGATCGAGGCCCGAGCCGCCCGCCGTAATTACGTTGGGAATGACGTTGACGATCGCCGACGCCGGAATGCTCGCCACCATGTCAGTCAACCTCCAAGCGATGTGATAATGAAGATACCCCAGCCGGAGCCTCTGTGGCGATTAAGCCGCGTCGGCCGGCACCGCTTCGGCCTTAATGGTATCCGCGAACTCGGCCGGCACCGTCACAAGGATGTTGGCCTGCAACGTCGCCCGGATCATCCAGCGGTTCTCGTACTGCTCTTCTCCGTTCACGAGCGGCATCTGCTGGCCGTCGTCGCAGTAGAGCGGCTGCACACCGTAGCTTGCGAAGAAGTCGCAGCCATAGGCATCGCGGAAAAGCGTGGTGATCACCTGGCCATTGTCGGCCGAGCTCGGACCGTACACGTCGAGCTGGAAGTGCAATTTCGAAGATCGATTGACGCCGATCGTGCCTCCGGCCGAATTCCAGTCGTGCGTTGTCTGCGCGATCTGGGTGCGGCGGTCCGGCGTCATGACCACATGGTCGGGCCCGGTGGCCTCGGGAGCGCGGTTTTGCTGGCCCTGCACGACTTCCACGCCCGATGGCAGCACGGCGAGCAGAAACGCGCGTAGAGCGGTCAGGATGGCATCTTCGGTGAGCGCCGGCGTCATGGCATCTGCCTCGTCGCGGCAACCTTGCACCAGCCCGCCACGGTCCAGCCTTCGAGCACTGCGGTCACCAGCCAGGTATCACCGCCGATGGTGACGAGATCGCCGCCGCTGTTCTTGGTGCGGTCGACGCCGGTCAACTGCATATCGGCGTAGATCGCGACTTGCGTCTGCGACAGGTTCATCGAATCGAGGTGCTCGATTTCCTTCTTGGTGAGCGCCTGCATCTGCACCGTGGCCGCGACGGGCGCGGCGTAGTTCGGCACCTGCTTGCCGCTCGCGCCGGTAGTGTAGCCGGTTGAGACTTGAACCGTGGCGGCCACGTTCGGGTTGATGGCGCTGGTGAGGCGATTGGCGACGGCGCGCAGGTTCATTCGCTCACCACTTCCTTGTCGACCGACGCCAGCATCTGCCCGGTGTCTACGAGCACCTTTGCGCTCCCTTTGCGGGCGATTGTGGCCGGGGCGAGGGGTGGATCGTTGGTTGCGACAATCTCCTCGCGCAGCTGTCCCGCGATGCCTTCGCCCATCCGCTCGAGCGCCGTTGCCGGATCGTAATCGGCTTGCTTGAGGACGCTCTCGAACTTCTTGCTCCAATCGGGCGACTTGTCGGCGATCATGTTCGAAAAGAACGGTCGCGCGGGAATGCCGGCGGCCGGCGCGCCATAGTTCTGGATCGCAGCCACCTCGGCCACGGGCGTCCCGTCCGGATAAGTCGCGCCCTCCAGGAAGCCGACGTGGACCTCCGCGCCTTTGCCAAGCCGTTCGGCAAGGTTGCGCAGCGCGGCTTCCATCTTGGAGCCGCCGCTCACCGAAGCCATTGCGCCCTCACCGGGTCGAACCGCGGCTGCGGGCCGGGGCGATAGTGCATCGTGCGGTAGCGCTTCGTCGCGGCCCAGAAGTTGAAGCCGTAAGCGGTGAGGCCCCACCACGTCGCGGTGCCCGGCGCGAGGCCAGTGTCCAGCGCTACCGAAACCGAGCCCTCCGTCGCCGACGACACGCGGCCTACCTGGCCGGTCGGAACGCCGCCGTTGAGCGCGCCC